GCACAGGTGTAACAATAGATAGAATACATTTTGTAAATGACGGAATGAAAGTACAGATACTTTGGGATGCATCTTCAGATGTAGAAGCATACAAACTATTAGATACTGAAGGATACTATGACTTCTCTAGCTTTGGAGGTCTACAAAATAATGCAGGTTCAGGTAAAACAGGTGACATACTGTTTACAACTGTTGGGGCTGCAAACACGGAAACATATAACATCATACTAGATATGACAAAACAATCCTAAGAGGATATAATGTCTGGAACATATCTAACACTTACAAACAATACACTAGCAAGACTAAATGAAGTACAGCTAACTTCATCTAACTTTAGTAGTGCTAGAGGTATACAGGTGCAAGCACAAAATGCTGTGAATGAATCTATAAGGTATATTAATCAGAAAGAATATAACTTTCCATTTAATCATGCTACCGAAACAAAAACAGTTACAGCAGGAACAGTTAGATATAGTTTGCCTACATCAACTAAACATGTAGACTACAATACTTTTAGATTAGTTAAAGATGAAGATTTAGCAACAAGTGGTGGTAAGTTATCCATTCTTCAGTACAATGATTATATAAATCAGTTTGTAACCCAAGAAGATGAAATAAATACTACAACACTAGATGGTTCATTAACAGACTCAGCAACCACAATAACCGTAGCTAGCACAACAGGATTTGATAGTACAGGCACATTGCATATAGGCAATGAAGAGGTTACTTACACAGGTACTTCATCTACAACCTTTACAGGTGTTTCACGTGGAGCAAATAGCACAACAGCTTCTGCTCATAGTAGTGGAGTGCAAGTAGCACAGTTTGACCAAGGAGGAGTTCCTAGAAATGTGGTTAGATCTCCAGACAACAATTATCTTCTACACCCTTATCCTAATAAATCTTATTCTATAAAATTTGATTATTATACTTTCCCAACAGATCTATCAGCACATGGAGACACAACAAGTATACCTGCACGTTTTGATGCAGTTATAGTGGATGGTGCTACAGCTTTTGTGTATCAGTATAGAGGAGAGACTGCACAGTATCAACTTAACTTTGCACGATTTGAGCAAGGTATAAAAAATATGCAGTCACTGCTAGTAAACAAATATGAATATATAAGATCTACATATATACCAAGAACACCAAGTCAAGTATTAGATTTAAATCCAAGAGTAATGTAATATGCCTGATTTATCGCAAGTACAGCCTACAGCTTTTAACTGCCAAGGTGGATTAGTTTTAAATCGTTCTACATTTATGATGCAACCCGGAGAAGCATTAGAACTACAAAACTTTGAGCCTGACATAGAGGGTGGATACAGAAGAATAAATGGGTTTAGTAAATATGTAAATGCTGTCGTACCACAAACAAGTTCTGCTAGTGAAAAAGTTTTGATGGTAGCAACATTTGGTGATCTAGTAGTTGCAGCCAGAGGTGAAAAGATATTTAGTGCTACAGCAGGTGGTTCTAGTTGGACAGAGAGAGATACTGGTAGAACAAGTGCAGGAACGTATGCTTTTGAAAGATACAACTTTGATGGTAATGATAAGTTAATAGTTGTGGACGGAGCAAATGCTCCAACATTCTTTAACTCAGCAATGTCAGCAACAGATGTAAGCAATAGTGACGTAGCAGGGTCTAAGTTTGTGACAGCATTTAAAAGTCACATGTTTTATGCAGGTAAGTCTTCAACACCACAAACATTAGTATTTAGTCAACCTTTTGACGAAGATGCTTTTAGTAGTGGCAGTGGTGCAGGAAGTATAAAAGTAGATGATGTTATAACAGGTCTAAAAGTTTTCCGTGATAACTTATTTATCTTTTGCGAAAACAGAATATTTAAACTGAGTGGCAGTAGTTCTAGTGACTTTGCCATATCTGCTGTTACCAGAGACATTGGTTGTATAAACGGCAACACTATACAAGAATTTGCAGGTGACTTGATATTCTTAGGACCTGATGGTTTGAGAACAGTTGCAGGTACAGCAAGAATTGGTGACGTTGAGCTTGGTACAATTAGCTCCAATGTGCAGTCTATATTTGATGAAAACCTGTCTAGTGCATCTGAGTTTCAGAGTGTTGTTATACCAGATAGAACACAATATAGAATATTTTTTACTAAAGATGGCACAGGGCAAAACTCTACAAAAGGCATAGCCTGTGTATTAAAAGGACAAACTTTTGAGTTTTCAGAGCTACGAGGTATTAAACCTGCATCGACAGACAGCTTTGTAAAAGCAGGAAATGTTATAGTTCTACACGGTGACTTTTCTAATGGTTATGTATATAGGCAAGAACAGGGTAACACATTTGATGGCACAGCTATACTAGCAAAGTATAGAAGTCCTGATATGACATTTGGTGATGCAGGTATACGAAAGCATATGCAACGTGTAGTTGTAAACTTTAAACCTGAGTCATCTATAGATGCAGATTTATTTTTACGATATGATTATGAATCTAAAGACTCAGCAAGACCTGCTGCATACGAGTTAGACTCACAGGACATAGCAGCGATATATGGAACAACCACATATGGTGCATCCTCTTCTGTAGTTGGTACATATGGTGGTGCATCACAGCCACTATTTAGACAATCTGTAGAGGGATCAGGATTTGCTGTAGCACTAAGAGTAAATGATGGTGGAGAGACAGCACCATATTCACTAAAAGGTTTTCAATTAGAATATCAAGTAGGAGCAAGAAGGTAAATGGGAGCAACATACACAAGACAATCCTCGTACTCTGACGGTGATGTTATCACGGCAGCCCACACTAATGACGAGTTTAATCAGTTATTAGCAGCCTTTCAAGCAAGCACTGGACACACACACGATGGCACTGCTAACGAAGGTGGTCCTATAACTAAGATGCTTGGCACATCTCTTACACTAGGAGATGGCACTGCAGGTACAGACATTACTGTAACCTTTGACGGTGAGACATCAGATGGTGTACTCAAGTGGATGGAAGATGAAGACTACTTTGAGTTTAGTGATGATATACTTGTAGCATCCACAGAAAAGTTACAGTTTCGTGACACAGCTATATACATTAATTCTAGCACAGACGGACAGCTTGACATTGTGGCTGATACAGAAGTGCAGATTGCAGCTACAACCATTGATATGAATGGTAATGCTGATGTATCAGGAACACTTACATACGGTAGTTTGTCAGATGGTTCAATAACAATTACAGCGTTTGTGGACGAAGATGACATGTCTTCTAATAGTGCTACTCTCGTACCAACACAACAATCTGTAAAAGCATACGTAGATACACAGCTAACAGCAGAAGACTTAGACTTTCAAGCAGATAGTGGTGGTGCATTAAGTATTGACCTAGATAGTGAAACACTTACATTTACAGGTGGCACAGGTATTGATACAAGTGGGAGTGGTAATGCTGTTACTTTTGCAATAGATTCTACTGTAGCCACACTCGCAGATACACAAACATTTACGAACAAAACACTAACTTCACCAAAGATAAATGAAAACGTAGCACTAACAGCTACAGCTACAGAGTTAAACTTATTAGACGGTGTATCAGGATTAGTGCAAGCAGACTTTACAAAATTAGCTGCTATCGATTCAACTGCCACAGAACTTAATATAGTTGATGGTAATACATCTATAGGCACAACCACTGTATCTGATGGACACGGTATCGTAATGAATCATGGTGGCACTATGGCACAAACTACAGTGCAAACTTTAGCTGCCTATCTTGATGATGAAATAACAGCTATGCCTAATCTTGTTACAACTGCAGCTACAACTGTAGGTGCATTGAACAGTGGTTCTATAACAAGTGGCTTTGGTGCAATAGACAATGGTTCATCAGCTATAACAACTACAGGTACAATTACATACGGTAGTCTATCTGATGGCTCAATAACTATCACGGCATTTGTAGATGAAGACGATATGACATCTAACAGTGCCACTCTTGTGCCTACACAGCAGTCTGTAAAAGCTTATGTTGACGCACAGATAACAGCAGAAGATTTAGATGTAACTACTGACAGTGGCACTATTGATATTGACTTGGATAGCGAGACATTAACCATTGCAGGTGGCACAGGTCTATCTTCAAGTGCTTCATCAACAACAGTTACAATGGCAATAGATGCTGCCCAAACAGGAATTACCTCTGTAGTAAATTCAAGCTTAGAATTAGGTAGAGATGCAGACAATAGAATTAAGTTTGGAACAGACAATCAAATTATCTTTGAGGTAGACGGTGGTGACAATGTTATATTTAAAGCTAGTGGTGAAATAGAAGCTACTAGCCTTGACATCAGTGGTGATGCAGATATTGATGGTACACTAGAAGCAGATGCTATAACTGTGGGTGGCACAGCACTTAACACTGTAATCGCAGGGGTAACAGTAGCAAACGCAACTACAGCAGCCGTAGCAACAACAGTAACCATCAGTGACAATGAAAGCACAGATGAAGACAACGCTATTATATTTACATCAGGTGGTGATGTAGACGGTGGTAACATAGGATTAGAGTCAGATGGTGATTTAACCTACAATCCTAGCACAGGAAGGTTGACAGCAACACAATTATCTGGTACACTGCAAACTGCAGCTCAAGGTAATGTTACATCCCTTGGAACGCTAACTACCCTCACAGTAGATAACGTAATAATCAATGGGTCAACCATTGGACACACTGGTGATACAGACTTAATGACAGTCGCTAGTGGAGTACTCACCGTAGCAGGTGAAGTCGATGCAACAAGTTTAGATATTAGTGGCAATGCCGACATTGACGGTACACTTGAAGCAGACGCAATAACTGTAAACGGCACAGCCTTAAATACGGTTATAGCTAACGAAGCCACAGCATTAGCCATTGCATTAGGATAAGGAGAGAGGTATGGCAAATACATTTAAAGTGGTGACAAAGGCAGGAGTAACGTCAGCAGATGTTATATACACTGTAGCAGGTAGTACAACAACCGTTATACTAGGTCTGATACTAGGTAATACAACAACAAGTCAAGTTACAGCCACAGTCACACTAGGAACAAACACAGGTAGTAGAGCAGGAAACAATGACGAAGCTAACCAAGATGTAGAGTTAGTAACCAATGCTCCCATACCTGCAGGTTCATCACTAGAACTTCTTGCAGGTAACAAAGTTGTGTTAGAAACTACAGACACATTATCAGTCACAGCATCTGGTGCAACAGACGTAGCACTATCAATCATGGAGATAACATAATGCCTTATGT